AATACAGCACCACCACCAGCTAATGCAGCTAACTGAATTGTTTCAGCTTCTACACCAACTAGAGGAGCAACTGTTAAGGCACCAATAAAGGCTTCAACGAATGTCCAAGCTGTTCGCTCAATCATATCTTTTAAGTCTTCACTCATCTTATAACTCCATGCTTCGTTCCAAGGGGTCCACGCCACATCCTTCTTAAATGTCCCATCAGAGTTTCTTGTTCTTTTAAATTTTACAAACATTAGTTTATTAACCTTCCTTTAAGCATAGCATTACCTGTTAATACATTCCCATTAATCTCTTGTAATTTCTCCATTACTGTGCTTGTAAGTATTACATCATCAGTTGATTTATTAGATAGTTCTTTTTTATTTAATAGTTTATCAATAGTGGTATATTCAATAGTAACTTCTTTCCCTTGTAGTAATTGATTAGCTACTTTAGAATACATTTTTTTATAAGCGGTGCCACTATGACCTATGAAACCATCATCACTTAAGTCTAAGTCTTGCTGAGTCTCTCCTACTATCAGGCAACCAGAGGTATGCTCGTCTGTATTCCCACTATGAATTAATATATAGGTAAAGTTAGGTACATCTTGTATATGTAACATACCATAGTGTGCATTCTTATATCTATCAGAATACTTAGCATGAAAACCACCAGTCTTTCTGAACTTAATATCATAAGTTCCTTCAGGTATACAAGTCTCATGCATTACCTTTACTGCTTGGTATTGGTCTTCTAATGTATAACATTCAAAAACACCATTTATAAACAGCATCCCATTAGTTGCGTCTTTACCGAACTGTGTTCTTATTACTTGTAGCTTCAATTTCATCCTCGCTTTCTAACCAAGAGATATGAACTCTTGAACCATCATTAAGTAGAATCCAAACATGGTCCTCCTTATCTATGTCCATACCTACAATTACATATAGTTATATTAGTATAGCCGTTTTCATGTTTAAATGTTTCACAATTATTATCTACTACTATTTTTTTTGGTTGCATTGTTAGTTTTATCCTTCCTGAATCCTATGGTTAATAACCATATAACTAATGTAATTAAAGTTGCAAGACCTGTAATCTGCTGGGCACTCCCAGTAAGCGTAAGGGTCGCAATTACCAAACCTACGAGTGTCCAGCTTAAATTTAAAGTTTCTTTAATTATCTCTATAAACCAGTTCCATATTTTTTTTAACATTATGATTTCCTCATTATAAATGCTGCCATACTAGCTATTCTAGTTAAAATAACTGGGACTACAACTTCTTGAGCTTTTTCCTTCTGGTCATTAGTCATGTCAGAACCTATGTTACTTATACTTATCTCTTGTATATTTATATCAGTTAAACTTTCTATAGGATTTTCTATAAACTCTTCAAACTGTACCTCAGTAACAACATCAGCAAGTGTATAGTTTTCTACATCCTTATTTTCTACAGCTCTCTCAACATATTCTTCAACAGCAGTAGCAACTGATTCATCTTCTTTAACAGCTTCAGCAATAATCTCAACATCTTCAGCTTCTACTTGTAATACTTCAGCAACAACTTCAACCTGTTCTTCAGTAAGTTCTTCTATCTCTTCAATAGCTTCTTCAACTACAGCCTGTACTACCTCCTGTGTTTCCTCTGTGGCTTGGGATAGATTTTGTACACCAATATCATTAACTTCTTCTAAGACTTCAACAACTTCTTCTGTTTCAAGTTCTTCAACATACTCTTCAATAACTTCTTCAACTTCTTCTTCAGTAAGTTCTTCTTCAACTACAGGTATATCAATAACTTCTTCTAATTCAGCAACCTCTTCTTCAATTACTTCTTCAGATAATACTTCTTCTTCATCATCTTTTGTATCGAATATATTAAGTATTTCGAGTACAGTCTCTTCAACTTGTTCTTCATCTTTATAAATTTCAACTTCATCTTCAAATATCTCTTCCTCGATATCAGTTGTATCTTCAATAAGTTCATCTTGGACCTCCTTTAAGTCTTCTATTACATCCTCTGGGTCTGGAGGAAATATATCATTAGCTATTAATACATCTATTAAGTCTATATCTTCTTCAATAATAATTACTTCTTCTTGAAACTCTTCTAGTTCTTCTATGTATTCCTCTACCTCAAGGATTACTTCAACAAACTCTTCTAGTTCTTCCTCAGATAATTCTTCAATGAACTCAATTTCTTCTTCCAAGAGTTCAAGCTCCTTAGCATCAGACTCCATCTCCTCTTCAAGAGCAAGTATCTCTTCTTCAGTAAGCTCAATGACTTCAGGTTCTTCAACTTCATCATCATCTGCCACTTCAAGTACATCAGTAATGTCAATAGAAAGCTCTTCTTTTTCTTCTTCATATTCATATTCATCCTCTTCATATATTTCAATATCACAATCACCTCGTTCAATCTGAGCATCAGTCATCTCACAACCATACTCTTCTAAGTTAGCTAATCTCTGATTATCTCTTTCAACTGTGCCATCTTCAACTTCATATTCTTCATATTCAGCTTCAGTTCCATCATCCATAATAACTGTAATTACAGGTGGAAGTGTCGTAGTTGTAGTAGGTGGTGGAGGTGGTGGAGGAGGAACAGTTGTAGTTGTTGTAGTAGGGGCTGGTGCAGTATATTTATAATATACATCATCTATCAACCACCAATCTTGTAGGTTATCTGAAGCTCCTGGTATTACTATTTCATTAATAGTTGTGCCGCTCGGTGCAGTCACCACTATAGTTGCTGTGCTATTCTCTACAGTTTGAGGGTCTGCAGCATCCCAAGTATTAATAAAGTTTATTGTTGAAGTTGTATCATCATCATAGTAGACAGTAGCTGTACCTGTAGATTCTCTAGCACCATATCTTAAACCTACTTCAGTAATTGGTTTAGTTTCAGAGTTAGGGAATGCAATAGTAAGTGCATCTGTTGAGCTGCGTAATCCAATCTGGTATCTATCTGCTCCATAGTATTGAGAACCATGGCAATCCATGTCTTCAATGTTGATGCTTCCAGGAGCTTGACTGTTATTGCAATCAGCTTCGGCAGCAACGCTACTATCGTTACCACCATAAACGAAAGTAATATCTTCATTAATTTGTTGGTTATCAAAACCCTCAGTTACAGTAGTTTGTTCTGTTTCTTCTGCGTATACAGGTATCGGAAATATTAATGCACATACTATAAGTATTCTTGATAATTTATTAACCACCGCAGTTACAGTTGCCACAACAGTCGCCCATTATCCACCTACCTTAAATAATATCTCTCTAATTACTTCTTCTATTACTAATAAATTTTGATTAAAACCACTGATACTATCTTGGTATGCAGCAACTTGTGCATTCAATGTAGCTACTTCTTGCTGTAAATCGTTTACAGTTTTAAATAGCCAACCAACTAAAGCTGCTAATCCACCTTGTAGTATCTGTCCTAAGTTTACTTGTGCTTTCATAAGTTACATTATAGTATTTAAAAATGCTGCTGTGCTACTTAATCCAACTAACCAGCCAACAATTTCAGCTCTTGTAGGAGATTTATTTATTTTTTCGTGAAGATAATCAATCCTCTTATGTAAGTTTTGGACATCCTCTTTAATGATGTGGAGCATTTCTTTGTTTGTATAACCATTATTTTGGGTCATCAGTGGATAGCCAATCCCATTCATATTCATCTAAAATTTTTTTATCATTTATTTTTTTTAAATAATTAAAGAATATACGACAGTAATACCCTAATAAAAATCCTATTATATAATCCATGATGATGGATTATAGCATAAATTATTTATCTTTTATTATCGGACCTTCTAAATTTTTCATACCAGCCACTTCCTAATGTATCTTGTTTGTAATTACTTTTACCTATAATATCTAATTCTTTTTGTGTAGATACAGCAGTTATAATTTTTTGATTATCTAAAGGTATTAAAGCTAAAGCAGGTTCTCCTCTTTTTATTTTAATAACTTCTTTAACTGGTTCTATAATTACATTTACATCACTTACAAATTTAGGTTCTACAATACCAGGTATTATTCTATAATCTCTATTGTAATCAAAGAAGGGTTCAGTAAATAGAACCTTGCCTCTTTGTTGTGATGTAATAGACCAATTTAATTCTAATTTAATAGTATTTAGAGTAAGTTTATTATCAGATATTGGTGTATGCATTGCATAAAGTTCTTTATCAAACCAAGTAACTCTTCTTAACATATTGTTATTTACAGAGGAATAATCAAATTTTTCATTTTCAGATATATTTATTTCTAAATCAAAATTCCATCTTATAATATAAGCATTTTTTAAAAAATCCCATATACCTGCACATGCTTTAACAGTAGATTTATGTTCAGTATTTTTCGTATACTCATGTAAATTTACATGTATATCTTTAAACCATTTAGGAGGTTCTTTGGAATATTTTTCTATTGGAAATTCTTCAACTAAAAATTTATTATTTGAAACTAATTTAACAATTTTATTTCTTTTAAACATTTTCTCCACCTTTATTATATTTTAATACATATATATTTATTCAGGGTCAGGAAGTTCTACTAAATCTTCGTCAGCTATTCTTGTATCTTTATCCCACTGTTGTGTATCTTCATTCCATATATATGGTTTACCATCATTAGGCATAGCAACTGGTGCATTCCATACACCATTACTATCCATAACAAAACCTGTAGGTTGATAACTTGCAGGTAAACCAAACACATCTTCTGTAGGATAATATTCATCTCCTTCTGCAGGAAAGTTACCTCTAAAAGCTGTACCTTCTAATTGATGTTGACCTTCGTAAGTATTATAAGAACATCTTTTTGCAGTGCTTCCCATAAAATCTGTATAGTATTCTTCCCAATCAGAAAATCCTGTAGGTGGTGTATCTGTTTCATCTCTTCCTACAATTACTTGTGTAACTATATTATCACTATTCAATATTGCGTAATGTGCCATTTTATGCGAAACCTATATTACCTGTTGATTTTACTACTACAGTTCTATTTCCACTTGATGTACTTTCTGTATAAGTAGAAGTTGTTAAACTTGTGTCAACTGTAAAGCTGTCAGGAAATCTTAATACAATAACTCCTGAACCACCACTTGCAGCACCACCTGCCCAACCACCAGTTCCTCCACCTCCTGTGTTAGCACCATTGCTATCTTGACCACCATGATGTGCACCATGTGCTCCTACACCTCTAGTTACACCATCAAAACCTGAAGTTCCTGAACCTCCTGCACCTCTATTAGCACCACCTGAACCTGAACCACCAGTACCACCTGAACCTGAAGCACCACCACCGCCACCACCTGATGACCATTGATAGTTTGCACCTGCACCATTACCACCACTATTACCTTCAGCAGGTGTATAGCTACCTTCATTACCTGAAGCACCACTACCTGCAGCGTTGTAAGAACCACCACCGCCACCACCTGAACCACCAGTAGCACCATTTCTTGGTCCTGTTTCTGAACTAAATGCTGAAGCTGAGCCACCTTGTCCACCACCAGTAGAGGATATTGTACCTTGTAATGTAACTATAGAACTATTTCCACCTTTACCACCATCTGTTGCACCACCACTGTCTGAACCACCACCTGCAGAACCACCACTTCCTATAACTACTGCATAAGCTGTACCAGTTTCAAATAATTCTACTTCTGATGAAATTTCTCTATAACCACCTGCACCTGCACCACCACCACCGTGATAAGCAACTCCATGATGTGTAACTCCTCCACCACCTCCGCCTCCACCTGCGACTATTAGGTAAAGACCTTCAACGTTTGCTTTAGTACCACCTCCACCGAAGCCTAAGTTTTGATAAGCGAATGATGTAGGTCCTGCCATGGCTTAAGCCTCGTGGACGTCATCTATTGTGTAGAATATTTTAATTCCTATAAGTTTTGCATCTTCTGTCATGTCATCATTACCATCAGATACATCTCTGTATACATCAAAATAACATAACTCTCCAGCTGCAGGACTTCCTGCAATAGTTACAGCTCCACTTTCTGCAGTTATATATAAATCTTTAGCTGCACTAATAGCATCATCTGTTACAACAACTCCTGTTCCAAAAGCTGTATTTAATGAATCGCTATCTGCTAATGCTACTCCTGCTAATCCCCAAGCTACTCCATCTGTATCTGTAGCTTCTGATGTCCAATAAACTTTAAATGTAATTGTACCTTCATTCCAATACGAAGGCATAGCTACTGAGAATTGTGCATGTTCATCTGAACCATCATCAAAATCTAATGTATATAAATCAGGTCCTGTATTACTACCTGAATCTAATCCTGCTATTGCAGCACAACCATTTGTTTGTGTTGGATACATAGCTGCAGCAGGTATCCACATTGATTGTTTACCTATTACTGCGTTAACTAATGTTCCTGCTGAAGCATCTATTCCTGCACCATCAATAGCATCTGCTATTAAAGATACATCACCTTTTTTAAGAGTTCCTGCATCAGATATTAAAAGTTCATCTGTTAATGCAAGACCTGAAGATAAATCTGTTTGTCCTGATATTGCATCATCATTTAACATGCTTCCATGTACTGCATCTGCAGCTATTGTTGAAGCTATAGCAGATGATGTGGTCGAAGCTAATGTACCTGTAACATCACCTGTTAAAGAAATATTAGTTACTCTGTCATGTACATCATCTATGTGTTGTTTAACTACTGCAAGTCTTACTTTTGTACCTGACGCATGTGTTGGTGCAGTAGAAGCATCTTCTGCTGTTCCATGGTCACCATCTACATCTCTTACTACTGTTGCAGCAGCATGATTAGTTCCTGATGTCCAAAGAACTATCTCTCTATTACTGTCATTATCAGGGTCTATTACAAAATATGTTTTTGAGTCTACTCCTGGGTCTGCTGTTAAATTCATTGAAGTACCACCTGCTGCTAATTGTGCAGCTAGAGTAGTTTCAAAAGCGTTTACTAAGTTAGTTTTCTGTACTGCCATATTTCTCCATTATATTATATACTATTTTTTTATCCAAATCTCATTATTGAGAAACCATTTACACCAAGTATATCACCTGATGTAATTTGGCTAAAGGTCTCTTGGCGAGTTCCTCTAACAGTTAGTATAGCATATTGTGTTACGCTGCCAATGTTTGGATTAGATTGTATTGGATAACTTATTTTTTCTACAACACCTCTAATTATTTCTGCAGGGTCGTATATTTCAAGAGTTACAGCATTTCCTTCTTTATCTTTTAAAGATTGATAAATTGTTTCTCCTAAGTTTTTAACTTTAATAGGTTTTCTAAAAGGTCTTTCTACTCTGTCTGATAAGTTAACTGGTATTTGTACAACTACTAACTCAGGTCTTGCTAATGCTCTTACTTGAAAAGATTTTAATTTTGGAGTTGAAGTACCATTACCTTTTAACACTATCTTAGGTACAACATACCTAGCTACTCTTGAAATCTGTGCTTCTTGTCCACCAATACCTGAATTAACATTTACTTCTAAATCAAAACTACTATCATTAGAATCATTTATAGCTTCGTATTTATTTGATATATGTAACTCTACACTTTCACCTGTTGCAAGTTCTTCTACATCTACTTCTGCACCTACAAATTGTTTAGCTTCTGCTGTATAAAAATCTGCAGGAGGTGCAATTAAATAACCTTCTTCTTCATAAGTACCTGTTTGTTGATATACTCCACTACCACTAACTGTAAATAAAAACTTTTCATTAACTTCACATATCCCATAAACATTTCCACCAGCACTTGCTTTCCAATATCTAGCTATACCTGCAGTAGGTAAATAATATCTCCATAGATATGATGTACTTCCTGATTCTTTTATTCCACAATAAACAGAATCTCTTGTTGTATATAAATAATAAGGTGCATTGTCTATAGCATCTACATCCCATTGTTTAATTAATTGATTGTTTGCTAATACATACAAGTCATCTGCAACTGTTAAATCGGCACGGTATAATCTTCCGATAACTTTGTTACCTGTTATCTGTGTAGCTTTAGTTCCATAAAAAATTATACCCTGTGATTCAACTATACAAGTTGGAGATTCACCTGTAAGTTCTGATTGTCCTTTTGCAGTTAATACTCCTGAGATATCTTTAAAAGAATATATCTTACCATCAGAAGCTGTTGCTAATACTACAGCACCTGCATCACATACATCTGTAAATGTTTCTCCTGTTCCTAATGTAATAAGAGCAGAACCTACAGTTGTATTACCATCATATGCATGTATTGCATTACCTATAGTTACTAAGAATTGTCCTTTAACTGACCATATCTTATCGTAGATAGCAGCAGACATCTTCTGTGATGAAGAACCAGGAGTTGCATTAGCAGTAGGAAGTAATTCTATTTCTCCTGCTGAACCATTGTTAGCAGTTATATATAAATCTGAACCACTTACTGCTAAACCTTTTATGTGATAACCTGCTGTTAAGTTTGTAGATTGTGGATTCCATGTATCTCCACCATCAGTAGATATATATAAAGTAGCATCATCTGACGCAAAAATATTTGTTCCTGCCACAGCTAAAGAGTTATCATTATCACTTGAACTTAATGCTTGTTCTAATTCTGTAGTATTTAATAACTGAACATTATATGATTTACCTAAATCTTGATTAAATACATCTACACCTTCACTATCCCAAAACCTTTTAACATCTTTTTCTGTTCCATCTCTTCTATGTGCGTTATCTAAATTAGAACCACCTGAAAAATTTGTTCTTGAATATATACGACCAATGTTAGAAGTAAAATCTTCAGCATTTTGTTTAACATTAATACCTTGTTCTTGAACATCTGATGATTGTATAACCATTTGTCTTTCAGGACCAATAGCACTTCTGTATAATTGATTGTCTACACGAAAGTCATAACCTACTCTTTTAGGATTATTTTCCTCTGCTTGTGTTGTAAGTCTAGGCATTAGCTTTGTATTCCAAACACCAGTCCATCAACAGATACTGATTCAGGATACTTTGCTCTTAGATATTTTCTTGCTTGATTTAATAATAATTGTTGATATTGAAGTAATGAATTTCTGACACTATTAGAACTACCTACTGGATAATTAGATACTGCTAATTGGTCAGATATATAATCTGTTGTTGCTGCAGGTATATCTCTACCTGCCATCATTTGAGCTGCAACACCTGCCATAATAATTGGTTCATATTCATCTTCTAAGCCTATAGTTGCTAATGTATCAGACTCTCCTGTAGGTTCTATAAATTTCTTTTTAAATGTTACATAAGAAGTATGCCCTGAAGATATACCTGCGAATTGTATAGCGTGTACAACTGAAGGACCTGTTGAATAAGTAAATGTTCTTTCTACACCATCACTATCATTATATGTAAATGGATTAGGAAGTTCTACTAAAGAACATGTAACTGGAGCAAAGTTAACACCAGTAGTATCTGAATTAGAACTGAAATCTGTATATTGAGATATTGCTCCTATTATAGAAACTATATAATTATGAGTACCTACTGAATCATATGAACCTAGTAATGTATATCCATCTCCTACTGTTACGGATTGTGTATCAACAGCAAATAATGTAGGGAATAAATTATTAATTTGGTCAACTACTGCATCAAATACAGCTTTTCTTGTAAAAACAGGTGCAATCTTAATTACTTTTCCTTCAGCATGTGTTGCTGCTGTAGTTCCTAATGCACCTCTAACAACTGTTACTTGGTTATTAACTGTATCTAAATCAGTACAATACATAAGTTCTTGTTCACACTCAATAATTGTTCCTGCATCCATTGCATCTTTTTCTTCTTGTGTTAATAAATCACCATTGAATGTAACAGTTGTAGCTGAAGCACTTAAAGTTCCTGAACCTGCAGCTATTGCTGTATATGAATTTAAATCATCCATAGGTTCTAGGTATTCTCTGAAAACTCTATCTATTAATCCTGCAATATCTGAACTCATTATGCTGCCTTATCTTCTGCATTTACTGCTTTAGCAAAGTGTGATTGTCCAAACATAGCCATACCAAAAGTAGCACTACGCACTTCACTTACAGGTACAGCAGCTTCCATAGGATAGGATTCCTGAATAGGTGTACTACCTTTAGAATCTATATCTAAAGCTCTACCTTCTTTAATCATTAAGAGCATACTCATTGTTACTCCTAACTGTGTCTAAAGTGTAATACTATGTTTCTGTCTGCTGCTTCTGTTCCGTTAGATGATACTCTGAGATAACCATTACTTGCAAAAGCCCACCCTGAAGGGTCAACTCTTACCATGTTTCCTGCTGAAACTGTGTAGCTTACTTCTGTGCCATCTGTTTCAAAAACATCAACCCATCCTGTACTACCATTCATAGAAAAATCAAATGTGATTGCAGAACCTGTCATTGCTGCAGGAAACTCAACACCACAAAGTAACATGCCGTCTGTCTTTACAGCTAGGCTATCATTGTTATCTTCGGATACATCTATTAAAGCTAATTTACTTCTTATCATATATTCCTTACTATAGCAGAACTATGGGAGCAGGTGGAGCTACTCCCAAAGTTCTTAATTTATTATAACTTTACGCTACTGATTGAATTTTGCAGTGATATGAAGGAGGTCCGAACTCGAATCCCATCTCCATATAAATTGCTTTACCAATTCTTGCGTTAGCATCTTGGTCAATGTCTCTTACAAACACTGTTCCATATCCAGGGATATTTGTGAACACTGGTTGTATATAAGCCAAATCTAAGATGAAAGCAGAGCCTGATGGCATGATATCAGGGTCAATAACCATTAATCCGATTGAACCGAATGGGGTTACGACTGTATCTATATCAACACCAGCAATGTTCCTATCTCTAGGAATGATTGCTCCAGCTATATCAACTGTACCTTTAACAAGCTCGTTGT